GTCGCGGCTGGCGTGAAGACCCTGGCCGGCACCATCGTGGCCGCCAATGCCGCCGGCTTTGCCGCCCCTGGTGCGACCTCGGCCACGCTGGCTTACCTCGGTATGGCCGACGCCAACGTCGACAACGCAGCAGGGGCGGACGGTGCCATCGGCGTGCCGGTACGCCGTGGCAAGGCGTTCAAGTGGCTCAACGACAGCGTCGACCCGGTGACCCAGGCCAGCCTCGGCCGACCGTGCTTCATCGTCGACAACCAGACCGTGGCCAAGACCAACGGCACCAACACCCGCTCGCAAGCCGGCATCGTGGTCGGCCTCGAAGCCGACGGCGTGTGGGTCATCTAACAGGAGCAAGCCCCATGATCGTAAACGCACCCACTCTGAAGGCGATCTTCGTCAACCTGAAGACCACCTTCAACAACGCTTTCGATTCGGCCCCGAGCCAGTGGCAGAAGGTCGCCATGATGGTGCCGTCCACCGCCCGCTCCAACGACTACAAGTGGCTGTCCACCTTCCCGCGCATGCAGAAGTGGATCGGCGAGAAGGCGGTCAAGGCGCTGGCGGCCTCCGGCTACAGCCTCACCAACGACGACTGGGAAGCCACCGTCGAGGTCGACCGTAACGACATCGAAGACGACAACCTCGGCATCTACGCCCCGCAAGCGCAGATGGCCGGCTTCTCGGCCAAGCAGCTGCCGGACGAGATCGTGTTCGACCTGGTCAGCAAGGGCTTCACCAGCCTGTGCTACGACGGCCAGTACTTCTTCGACATCGATCACCCGGTGGCAGGCCAGTCGGTCTCCAACAAGGGCAGCAAGAAGCTGTCGGCCGATACGCTGGCGGCCGCCAAGGCAAGCTACGGCGCCGCGCGCACCGCGATGAAGAAGTTCAAGGATGACGAGGGCCGCCCGCTCAACATCAATCCCAACGTGCTGCTTGTGCCGCCGGCACTGGAAGACACCGCCCGCGCCCTGCTGACGGTGGACAAGCTGGAGGACGGCAAGGCCAACCCGTACAAGGGCACCGCCGAACTGGTGGTCGACGCGCGCCTGCTCTCCGACGACGCCTGGTTCCTGCTCGATACCACCAAGCCGGTCAAGCCGTTCATCTACCAGGAACGCAAGAAGCCCGACTTCGTGCAGCAGACCGACCCGCAGGCCGACGATGTGTTCATGCGCCGCAAGTTCAAGTTCGGTGCCGAGGCGCGCGCGGCCGGTGGCTACGGCTTCTGGCAACTGGCCTACGGCTCCGACGGTTCCGTGGCGTAAGCGAGGGGGAGCGAGATGGCAGAACGTAAACCCAAGACGCCCGCCGCGACGCCGGCCGAGGCCAGCGCAGAGACCCCGCAAGGGGTCGAGCCCAACGCCATCGAGGTGGTGGCCAAGTGCGAGCGCTTCCGCCGTGCCGGCCGCGAGTTCACCCGCGACGTCACCACCATTCGCCTCGCGGAGCTGGCCGAGGACGAGTTCAACCTGCTGTACCACGAGCCGATGCTGGCGGTGCAGCTGACCTTCCTCGAGGAGGCCTGACGTGTACGCCTCCCGTGACGACATGGTGAAGCGCTTTGGCGAAAAGGAAGTGGTCGCGCTGACCGACCGCGACTACGCCGGCCAGATCGACGACGCCGTGCTGCAGGCGGCGCTCGAGTCGGCCAGTGTCGAGATCGACGGCTACCTGGGCGGCCGCTACCCGCTGCCGCTGGCCCAGCCGCCGAAGATCCTCGCCTGCTACGCCTGCGACATCGCCCGTTACCGCCTGTGCGGCAGCAACACCCAGCTGACCGAGGACATCCGCGACCGCTACCGCGATGCGGTGAAGTTCCTCGAGCTGGCGGCCTCTGGCCGGGTGACGCTGGGCGGCATGCCAGGCGGCGGGCCTGCACCGGTCGACAACACCGTGCAGTTCGCCACGGGAACGCGGGTGTTCGCCCGCGACGGTGGGGCGTTCTGATGATCCTGACCCAGACCGAAGACGCCATCATCGCGCGCCTGCGGCTCGGCCTTGGCCGCATGGTGCAAGAGGTGGGCAGCTACGGCGGCGAACTGGACGAAGGGCTGGGCGAGGCCATCCGCCGCTTTCCGGCCGCGTGGGTCACCTTCGGCGGCGTCACGAAGACCGAGCCCTACGGCACCAGCCGCCAGAAGTTCAAGGCGACCGGGCAATTCGTGGTGATGGTGGGCGAGCGCAGCGTGCGTGGAGAGGCCGCCGGCCGGCGTGGCGGCCCGGCCCAGGGCGAGGTCGGCAGCTACCCGCTGGTCTACGCCGTGCGCCGGCTGTTGTCGGCGCAAGACCTTGGCCTGCCGATTGCCGAGCTGATGCCTGGCCGGGTGCGCACCCTCTACAACACCCGGCTGGAGCGGGAGGCTTTCTCGGTGTTTGCCTGCGAGTTCCAGACCGCCTGGATCGAAGAGGCGTTGCCGCGTGATCACTGGCCCACCCCGCCAGCCGCCGGCACGCCGGAGGCGGCCACCCACCCGGACGCCGTGTTTATCCGCTACCAGGGCAAGCTCGGCCAGCCCGACCCGGACTGGCTGCGCACCGGCCTTAACTACCACCTGAGCCCGGACGATGGCCAAGCCGACGCCCAGGACATTTTGACGAGGACATGACATGCCTGAAGCACACGCCATTGCGGCACATCGCGCATCGCGCGCCAGGCTGCTGGACGCGCTCTATGACGCCCGTCTCAAGGCGGCAAAGCAACGCGGCGCCGACTACCTGGAGCAGCGTGAACTGGAACAACTTTGCGGTGGGGCACTGGATTTTGACTTGCCGTACCTGGTCGAGCGCGGTCTGGTCTGCCGGGATGGATTTCGCCTGCGTCTGACCGCTGCCGGCATTGATGAAGTGGAGACCCGCCATGCGCGTTAAAGCCGCCCCCAGCATCCAGGTGCCGATGGAGCACAAGCCGCACGACTACATCACGGACGCCGAATCCGTCGAGGTACCGGCCAGCGCCTACTACCTGCGCGCCCTCGCCGACGGCGATCTTGTCGAGGTGGCTGCCGGTGCCAAAACCAACGCAAAGAAAGGCGGTGACTAATGGCCAGCCCGAACATCAGCTTCGACAGCATCCCGGCCAGCATCCGCAAGCCGGGCAAGTACTTCGAGTTCAACACCCGCCTGGCGGTACGCACCTTGCCGGGCAACCCGCAAAAGGTGCTGGTCCTCGGCCAGAAGCTGGCCGCCGGCAGCCAAGCCGCGCTGGCACCGGTCGATGTGTTCAGCGACGAGCAAGCCGCCGCCCTGTTTGGCCGTGGTTCGCAGCTGCACCTGATGGTACGCGCCGCGATCAAGGCCAACCCCTACCTGCAGCTGACCGCCGTCGGCATTGCCGATCCGGCAGGTAACGCCGCGACCGGCACCCTGACCCTGACCGGCAGCGCGACCAGTAGCGGCGTGCTCAGCCAGTGGGTCGGCGCGAACCGGATCGACGTCGCGGTGAGCAATGGCGACACCGCCGCCATGGTGGCCACCGCGCTGGCGGCCGCCATCACCGCCCGTGCCGACTTGCCGGTCAGCAGCGTCGCGGCCGCCGGGGTGGTGACGCATACGGCCGTGCACAAGGGTACCTTCGGCAACGACATCAAGCTGGCCGCCAGCTGTAGCGCGCCGGGGCTGACGGCTGCCGTCGCCGCGATGGCCGGCGGCACGCTGGACCCGGACTACACCGCCACCCTGGCTGCAGTCGCGGGGGCGGGTCACCACATCATCGTCGCACCGCAGTCCACCCAGGCACTGCTGACCGTGCTGCGCACGCACCTGGAATTCGTGTCCGGGCCGATGGAACAGCGCGGCGCCATCGGCGTGTTCGGCTGGCCAGGTTCGCTGGCTACTGGCACCACGCTGACCGGCCAGATCAACAGCGGCCGCATCACCGGTGCCTGGCATCGCGGCAGCTTGCGTCTGCCGTGCGAGATCGCCGCTGCCTACGCTGCCGTACTGGCAAGCGAGGAAGACCCGGCCCGCCCGCTGAACACGCTGGAGCTGGCGGGGCTTGACGTCACCGGCATCGATCAGCGGCCGCTACGCACCGAGCAGGAGAACGCCCTCTACAACGGCCTGACCCCACTGGAGATCGGCCCCGGCGACCGGGTGCAGATCGTGCGCGCCATCAGTACTTACACCAAGGACGCCCAAGGCGTGGCCGACGTGTCGCTGCTCGACATCACCACCATCCGCACGCTGGACTACGTGCGCCGCGCCTGCCGCGAGCGCATCAGCCTGCGCTTCCCGCGCGAGAAGCTGTCCGAGCGGACCCCGGACAAGGTGCGTAGCGAGCTGCTCGACGTGCTGTTCAAGCTGGAAGAGCTGGAGATCGTCGAGGCGGTCGAAGCCAACAAGGACGGTCTGATCGTCGAGCGCGACAGCCAGGACGTGAACCGGCTCAACGCCAAGATCCCGACCGACGTGGTCAACGGCCTGCATGTGTTCGCCGGCCGCATCGACCTGCTGCTGTAAGACAAGGAGAACCGCATGGCACTACAGGAATACGCCGGCGCCATCGTGCTGGAAGTGGACGGCAAAGAGGTCGAGGTGATCGACCTGGGCGTCAACACCCGAACCGGCCGCAAGCTGGTCAAGACCATGAACAAGACCGGCCGGGCCAAGGGCTTTGCCAAGGGGATCGCCGAGTACGACCTGTCGGTCACCGTCGCCATCCCGCTGACCGGCGACTTGGACTGGGAAGCAGTCGAGGGCGCCAAGCTGACCGTCTACCCCGCAAGCTCGGGTGGTCAGCGCGAGAGCTACCTCGACTGTTTCACCACCGAGGTCGGCGAAAAGTACAGCGTGGACAACGAAGCACGCCGCGACCTGAAGCTGCAGGCGCTGCGCAAAGTGAAGGAGTAAGGCATGACTGAAATCGGCAGCCTGATGTTTGGCGTGGAGTACCCGGCAGGTTCCGGCCAGCTCCACTACGACTTCGAGATGCGCCTGCCCACGGTCGGCGACAACATCGCCGCCATCGAGGAGCTGGGCGTCGGCTCCAACCTGCGCCTGAACACCGCCATGCTGGCGCGTGCTCTGGTGAAGCTGGGCGACATCCCGCGCGAGGCGATCACCTACACCCTGCTCGAGCAGCAGATGGTCGACGACGACTTTGACGTGCTGACCGAAGCGCGTGAGCGGCTTAAAAAAAAGCGGATGCGGCCGAAGAGCAGCTCGCCGGCCTGCGACTCGCCGTCGTCGTCCTTGGCAAGCACGGCATCCCCGAGCCCCGCGTCCGCGAGCTGAGTGCTGCCGAGTTCGAGGGCTATCTTGCCGCCGTCAACCGCCTGTACGGCGGCAAGGATCGCCCGCGCAGCAACAGCGAGACCCGCACCATTAAATCGCAGCGCAAAAAGAAGCCTGGTTAAACATGTCCCGTAACCCCGAAGTTGCCCTGACGCTCAAAGCCCGCGACGAAGCCTCGCGCCCGGTCGCCCGCGCCATGCAGGACCTGGAGCGGCAGACCCAACGTGCCGAGAAGGCCGTCGTTGGGCTGTCGCGCGAGAGCCAGCGCATGGCCAATGCGCGCGAGCAGCTGGGCGTGCGCTCCGAGCGCGCCATCCAGCGCGAGATCCGGCTGACCGAGGCCGCGTACAAGCGCCTGGCCGGCAGCGGCACGCTCTCGGCCAAGGAGCAGTCGCGCGCCTACGACGCCATGCGCGACAAGGTGGCGGGCTTGCGCCGCGAGATGGCCGGAGTCAGCCAGCTGCAGCGTGGCATGGTGGCGGGGGCCAGAGCCTTGACCGCAGGTATCGCCGGTGCGGCCGCAGGTGGCTACGTTGCGGCGCAGCCAGTGAAGCGCACGATGGACTATGACCGGCGCCTCGCAATGATGTCCAACACGGCATTTTCCGAACGGGATCTTGCCGGCCGTCGTGCCGGCATGCGGGATCTGGACGAGGCCATCAAGCGCGCTGTGCGCATGGGAGGCGGCTCTCGGGAAGGCGCGGCAGATACGCTGGATAACCTGCTCTCCTCGGGAGCGATGAGCCAGAAAAGCGCCATCAACCTGCTGCCCACCTTGCAGAAGTATTCGACGGCGACCGGGGCGGACCCAAGCGCACTAGGTGATATTGCCATCCGGGCGATGCAGACCTTCAAGATCAAGGAAAGCGAATTGCCGATGGTGCTGGACATGGCCATCAAGGCAGGCCAGGAAGGCGGCTTTGAGCTGAAAGATATGTCCAATTGGTTGCCCCAGCAGATGGCTGCGGCCAAGCAATCCGGCATGTCCGGCATGGCGGGCATGGCCAAATTGCTGGCAGTCAATCAGGCAGCCGTCATTACTGCAGGAACAAAAGACGAAGCTGGTAATAACGTGGTCAACCTGCTGGCCAAAATCAACAGCAAAGATACTGCGATAGACGCGGCCAAACTGAGTGCAACCACCTTTCAGGAGAAAAAGAAGGGTGAAAAAAGCCTTGATCTGACTGGGGAGCTGGCCGCCGCCCGCGAAAAAGGCGTGGATTCGTTGGACGCATTCGTTGGGATCGTTGATAAGGTTGTGGCCCAGGACAAGCGTTACCAAGACATCCAGGCCAAGCTCAAAACGGCTAAAGGCGATGACCGCAAGGCACTCCTGGAATCGCAGGGTGACATTCTGCAAGGCTCGGCCATCGGCACCTTGATCCAAGACCGCCAAGCCCTGATGGCTCTCGTGGGCTACATGGGTAACCGAGAGTATGTAAAGAATATCGAAGCGAAACTGCCTGGAGCGCAAGGCACAGGTCAGGCCAACTTCGAGCTGATTGAAAGCACTGCGTCCTACCAGACCGATCGCGCCAAAAACGAGAAGACCTTCGCCGAGCAAAGTGCTTTTGACGGCCTTAGCAAAACTGTCGGCGATTTTGCCGGGAAACTCGCCGACTATGCGCAGCAGTATCCCGGGTTGAGTGCATCTATCGTCGGCGCGACCACGGCGGTAAGCGCCTTGGCCGCCGCTGCCGGCGCGGCCGCTATTCCGATGCTGCTGATGGGTGGCGGCAAGGGTGGCGGGCTGCCCACTGTGGCCAAGCCTGTGGTCGACATCGCCTCCCGCGCCGCCCCTGCCGTCGCCAGCACGGTCGCCGGGATGGGTGTCGGTGCGGTCGCACCGCTGGCATTTGCCGGCACCATGGCGACCATCGCGTCATCGATCACCGATGAAGACCGCAAGAACGCGACCCGCCGCCAGACCTCTAGCCGCTTCGGCAAAGACCTGGTCGCGCGTAATGCGCCCAGCACGGCCGCACCAGTGCCACAAGGCGACCTGAGCCAGCCGGTCAACCGCGCAGCCAGCAAGCTAGATGCGGCGACCGCCAAAATACAGCAGGCGTCTAGCAAACCACTAGAAGTGCAGGTCAAAGGCGAGTTTCGGCTGCGCGCTAGTGATTTTGTGGCGGTGGTCAATCAAAGTAATCGCGATGAAGCCAGGAGGCGCTAATGGCCTGGGCTGATACCCTGCTCGACGCCTCGTTCCGAGGCATCACCTTCGATTGCCTGCGCACGCAGGACAGCGGCCAACGCGACACGGCCAGCCACGAATACCCGTACCTGGACGGGGCCGACGTGGAAGACCTCGGCCGCAAGGCGCGGCGCATCGTGGTGACGGCCATTTTCTACGGCCAGGACTACGAAAACCGCCTGCAGGCGTTTATCGAGGTGCTGGATCAGCCCGGCCACGGCGAGCTGATCCACCCGGTGTTCGGCAGCATCCAGCATGCCCAACTGCTGGACTACCAGATCGGCCACGATGCGGACGATCCTGATGCCTGCACGGTCGAGCTGAGCTTTGTCGAAGCCACGCCCGGCAACCCGTTTTTTGTACAGCAGCTGCCGATGCAGAAGGCCGAAGCGGTCAGCCTGCTGGCGGCTACAAGCCGTGCGGGTGGCATTGAGGCGTTTGCCAAGGCGCTCGACCGGCTCAAGGGCATCAAGGGCAACCTCTCCAGGCTCAATGCGCTACGCGACATCATGACCGGCACGTTGGGGGCGATCCGCAGCCAGCTGCAGGGCATCATCGGCACCTCGCTCGACCTGATCGACTATCCGCGCGCCTTCGCCGGCGACATCATGGGCCTGATCAGCGGCATTGCCGACCTGCGCGGCTTTGATGTGGGCGTGATCCAGTCGGACTGGAAGAGCCTGGTCGGCCAGCTGGACAGCGTGGTGAAGCTGCCGGCCAAGGTCGCCTCCGGCGCGGCGTCCACTGCTGGCGGCAGCGTTGGCGGCAGTATTGTCACCGACAGCAAGCCCATCCCGGCCAAGGCAGAAGACGTCGCCCTAGTGGCCACCCTGGTGCAGCTTGCCGCAGCTACCACGCTGGCCGAGACCGCCGGCCAGATCCTGGCGGCCGAAGCCGAGCAGCCGACCTTGTCGCCACAGGAGGTCGAGCAGATCGCGGGCGACGTGCGCGATACCCTGCAACAGGTGATCGAAGCGCACCGCACGCAGTACGCGCTGGAAGATGCAAGGCCGGTCACCGAGGCGCTGAAAGACACCGCGCTGGGCGTGCAAGACGCTGCCATCGCGGTGATCGACGCCCGCCCGCCGCTGGTGCGCAAGACGGTCGAGGCGCCGGGCAACCTGCACCTGGTCGCGCACCGCTGGTACGGCGACTACAGCCGCGCCCAGGAGCTGGCCCGGCTCAATCCCTCCCTGACCAATCCGAACGCCCTGCAGGCGGGAGACACGCTTTATGCCTACGCCCGATAACACAGTCAGCCTGCTGGTCGGCGGCCGCGTGCACGGCAAGTGGACCGACTACGAGATCGACTCCGACCTGCTAATCCCGGCCGACGCCTGGCGCGTCAGCCTTGGACTGCCGGATGGCCAGATGCCGGACATCGTGACCGAGGGCGCCGCCGTCCAGGTGCGCATCGGCCGTGACTCGGTGCTGACCGGTTACATCGACGACATCGAAGACGCCATCGACAAAAACAGCCATACCCTCAGCATCAGCGGCCGTGACGGCGCGGCCATCTTGACCGATTGCTCGGCACCGATCTTTACCGCCAAGCAGGCGACGCTGGCCGAGGTGGTGGCCAACGTGGTCAAGCCGCTGGGCATCAGCAAGATCCGCATCGACGCCGACAAGACCCGCACCGCCGAAAAGGTCAACGTCGAGCCGGGCGACACCGCCTGGGACACGCTGGTGCATGCGGCCGAGGCAAACGGGCTGTGGCCATGGTTCGAGCCGGACGGCACGCTGGTGATCGGCGGCCCGGACTACAGCCAGCCGCCGGTAGCCAGCCTGGTGATGAAGCGCGACGGCAAGCACAACAACCTGATCAGCTTGCACCGCACGCGCAGCATGGCCGAGCGCTACTCGGAAATCACCGTACTGGGCCAGGCACACGGCACCGGCATCGAGGCCGGCAAACATGCCCTCAAAAGTACCGTGCGCGATGAAGCGGTGGCACGCTACCGCCCGCGCATCGTGGTCGACCATGACGCCGAGAACACCGATACCGCCCGAGCCCGCGCCCGCAAGCTACTGTCGGACGCCCGCCTCAAGGGCTTTACCCTGGTCGCCAAGGTCAAAGGCCACCGCACCAGCGACGGTGCGCTGTGGCAGCCGGGCCAGCGCATCCACGTGGTGAGCGAGCCGCACGGAATCGACGCGGTGTTTTTCCTGATGGCGCGCAAGTTTCAAGGTGGCCGCACCCAGGGCGCGACCACCACGCTGACGCTGAAAGAGGACGGCGTCTGGGTGCTGGACGCCCACCCGCACAAGCGTGCCAAAAAACGCGCAAAAGGCCGCAATAGCAAGAACGAAGGACTGGAGGCGGTCGATGTGGGCTGACGTAGACAAGCGCATCCGTCGCGCCATGAGCGGCGTGCGCCAGGCGTTCCGTGGCGTGCTGACACGGGTCAACAGCGGCCCGGCCGTGCAGCTTGTACAGGCCGATGCACTGGCCGGCGAGCGCCTGCAGGATGCCGAGCTGTTCCAACACTACGGGCTAACCAGCCACCCGCCCGCAGGTACGATGGCGGTCATCCTGCCGGTGGGCGGCAAGACCAGTCACGGCATCGTGATCGCCACCGAGCACGGCAACTACCGGCTCAAATCTCTCAAGCCCGGTGAAGTGGCGCTCTACACCGACGAAGGCGCCAAGATCACCCTCAAACGCGGGCGGCTGATCGAGGCCGAGTGCGATGTCTACCGGGTGATCTGCAAGACGTGGGAAGTCAACGCCAGCGACAAGGCCGACTTCAATACGCCGACCCTGACCGCCAGCGCGGTGGTAACGGCGCAGGGACAGATCAACGGCAATGGCGGGATGGCGGTCAAGGGGGGCAATGGCGCCAGCTTTGAAGGCGATGTCAGCCAGAAGAGCGGCAGCTATACGACGAATGGGGATGTGGTGGCCAGCGGAACGAGCCTGCATGGCCACAGGCACAATGGCGACTCTGGTGGAGTGACTGGGAATCCCATTTGACATATATTGGCATATTTCAACACGTATTGGAGTGTGCTGTGGCTAGTTTTTCTGTTGGCTTCCTTAGTCTTGGTGGTGCAATTGCAATGCCTCTACTGTACTTTCTGGTAAGACTGCTGAGGGTTTTCTCTGCTTGGATTGGCAGAACTGATGGCCCTAAAGAACGTATGGCTGTTGTCATGATCATGCTTGCACTTCTAGGCTTTATTGCAGGCTCTATGCTGCAATCGGCATGGGATCAATCGGAAGAGTGCAGAAGTGCAGGGAATCCGTTTTTCCCTTGCTTGCTATCACCCAAATGAACCTACTGAAGTAGCTCCCATCTGAAATCATTAGCCATGCCCCGACAATCGGGGCATGGATGCTTTACTCGACCCGCAGACCGGCGACTACGCCGGCACCCGCACTGACACCCTGGCCAACGCGGTCTACCTGCGGCTGACGACGCCGCTGGGTGGCTGGTGGGCCGAACCGACCTTGGGCTCCCGCCTACACGAGCTGCAGCGCGA